GAGGTATTACTGCTAGGTTGCTAGCTGTTATATCCTGGAACTCTTTTGATATATAGTTGATCATACTTCCAGAAAAATTATGTCGGTAGTCTTGATTGATTACATCCCACTTTCTATCATTAAAGTTGAAATATGCTAGACCCGAATTAATTGGAGAATTGATTTCTCCGGAGTTTTGTCCGCTCCAAACAGACTGTGTTACTACTGTGACAGAGTCATCTGCTATCACCTTGTATGAAAAATTACCATTTTGGGAAGTTGTCTGATGATGATTCCAGATAATCAGATTATTTTCATGGACACCAGCATCGAAATATTCTGAGTATGAAGAGATTATTTGAGCGGCGTCTCGGCAAGATGAACTAATATTTGATTCATTTGAATAGCCTGTCCACGTCGTAGAGTCGCCAGCGTAGAATGTTCCTTGAACTCCTCCGGCGGGACCTTTTTTTTCACTTCCAAAAAGATACACCTCACTTATATTAGGGCCATCATAGGGATCTCCTCCTGAAAGATGTAGAGTAAAGTAGACAGTACCCACACCTAAAGCATTAAAATCTACTACAGTAGAGGCATCTTTATGCCTAGGTGATGGTCGACCTTGATTCCGCTCTATTCCTGATGTGTTTGAACCAGTCGAAAAACCTACTTGGGTGGATCCAGTTGCAGAAATGTCTATTTTGAAAGAAGTTTTTGAGCTAAGTCTTTGACTGAATCCTGGCAGTATAGACGGATTTGTTCCTGTCATATAAAAAGGAGACTCAGCATCTATGAATATTCTAGACTCGTCAAAAGGACCTAGATTTTCTCCGGGGGTGAAATGTATTCCATAATCACTGATTCCTGCTACCATAATTGCCGGAGCGTTTAATGTCCCAGAAGTATTTGGAAATGCAATATTGTCAAAAATATGGGTAGAACCACTAGCAATATCTCTAGGAGTTGCTTCAGGGAGCAGCATTGGATAATTGTAGTTTGTTGGACCGTTTTGAGTAAATTGTGTAAGCTTAACTGATGTGTCTCTAAACCTTCTAGTAAATGTCAAGAGAGGATCGGATGAGATTAGCGGGCCTGGAATGTGGCTTCGAAGTTTAACAGTGTTTCCAACAGCTCTCGCTTCGTAGTTTAGTGAAGAGTCATTAACTTGTTTTGCAAATTCATATGCAACAGTAGATGTGGTTTGCTTTCCTCTAATATTAACTAAAGTAGATGCAATAGCTCCCTTATATGATTGGTGGACTCCTCTTTGAAACTCAAATGTTACTTTAGTATTTCCAAGCGAGCCAGTTACGTTAATAGTAGACGCGTCTTTAGGGATATCAGAGAATTTTATTTCAGCTGTGGCATACGAACTAAAGAACTCTACTGTCTTCATATCATTAAATTGTACACCTCCCCTTCCGGTGAAGTTTGGATCACCTGTTCTTGCAACAGTGGGATAAGAGCCGGTTCTATTGTCATTAGCATGAAGAAGAATCCTGGGAGGATTATCTAGAAATCCTGAAATTAGCTCATTTGAACCGTACTCAGTGCCGTAATGTACAGCAGCAACTTCATCAGCTGTCAGCTCTTTCGACCATACAGCAAACTCTGCCATCCAGCCGTCCATCTCATCTGTGCCGTCTTGTTGACTTCCCATATAGAGAGGTTTCGTATGATCCGGTTGCATCCCTACATAGGTCGCGTCACCGCTGCCGGCTGAAGCGAATAGTGCACCATTAAGATACATCTTCATACCGTCGTAAGCAGTTGCGCCGCCGCTTCCATCGTATGTGAATACTAAATGATTCCACTCACCTATTGTTATGGCGGCGGCACTGATAATTTGCTGGTATCCAGAACTGTCTTCATCTTTCAGCTTAAAATAAACTTTACCGTTTGTATATACATACGCTCTGTATTCATTTGCGTCACTTGATCCGCCGCTTTTTCCAAAAATGTACTGAAGGGTTGTGATATTGTCAATATTTATCCAGCATGAAATTGAAAATGGCTGATCTGATGTGGCTGTGGGGGTTCCGCCTGAGGCGAGAGAACTAAAAGAAAGCAGGCCACTTGTGGATGTTACATAGGCGCTGTCTTCGCCGGTATCGTTAAACTGTGCAGCTGGATATATTTTATTTCCTAGTTGTACTTCGGAAAAATTAGGAGTATTCTCATATGCAGGAGTGAGACTATTTGGTCCTCTGTCTACGGGCCCTGTGGAAAGCATTCTAGTCCACATTACTAATTTTTGAGCAGCCTCTAGTGTATACTCATGACTACCTGCAGATCTAGTATCTCTGGCTAAAAAATTTTTATTTAAGCTATAGTAGCTAGTCTTTTTTGCCTTTGCCATTACTTCTTCAACCCTCCATATGCAATCGAATCAATTCCAATCGGGCAATTATCGAATGTAAAGCCAGCGGGAGACATCTTGTCATACGTTCGTATATCATCATCATCAAAACTGGAGCTTATAATCATCACTGTGGCTATTGTAGAAGAAACACCATTAGTTGTGTACTCTTTATCTAGATCATTTAGGTAGTCTACATAAGGAGCAATTGTGGCGAAGTCATCTGAGAAGGCACCAGGCATATCAGTACTTCCAAATGTCTCAACAGAATCCAAGAAAGGAGCAGTTCCTCTACCCGGTTCATCTAAGTCTTTTCCATCCACGATAAAAAATGAACGACGGAACGCGTCGTCGCCGGGACCGGCATGGCCTCTTACATCATGTGCTATAAATGGTGAATCAATAGTTGATCTATCTATTTTAGCCCTGATTGTCAGGGGCTCTATGACTCCATCATATATCTCATTGCTTGTTTGAGAAACCATCTGGTATGGAAGGATTAAATTTTCTGGTCGAGTAGTGATTATTGCAATCGGACTTAAGTCCAGAGTGTCTTCGAATGGTTCACTATTGTCAAAAATTGAATGTTGACCTAGATCTCTTCTTTCAATTTCATGTGATAATCTAGAAGATAGTTTACCCTCTCCACCCAGTACAATGTAAGAAGTGCTTGCGCCGGCGGAGCCGCCTGAAAATCCTGAAACTGTCCACATAGAATCAGCAACTGCATTACCGGTGATATTAACATTTCCCTGTGTACCTACAATTAATTGTTTCAATTCTGTGGTTTGTGTGATACTATTATAAGAAGAGTCTATGTAAATGGGATACTCAGCATCATTTTGTGCCAGCTGAATTACATCATGTAAGCCTTTTGTTATACTTGTAATTGTTGGACTTCCGGATATTCCGATATTGTACCAGTCACTTCCATATTTTTTTGCAGTTCCGGTAGGCAACCAAGGAGCAGGGGATATTCTAATCTTACTGCCTCTTCCGTCAGTTATCTCTAAAAACTGACCTTCGGACCAGGATGTGCTTGCCAATTTGGCAGTGGCTGTGGCATATTGACCTGTTCTGAATGAAGTTGTTGCTAGTTCTTCGTTAAATGTAGTCTTAGGAAGATCTTTCCCCCTCAAGGTATTTGTAAAACTACTGTTAGACCTTATTTTCCAAGCAAGATAGTCTACAAGCTGTCCATGAGATACGATATTTGTACCCTGACGATATTGATTCATCATATCTGCCGGAAGATCTGCTGTTTGCAATCCTTTTCTCTCTGCTTGTACTCCAATTATTTTTGTATCATTGTCGATTGATTCTTGAGAATAGTCTCTTACAAGATGGTAAGCACCAGCTATCTTTGCTCCATAAAGATTAGACACATTCTCTGCAGACAATACATTGTTCCAAATAGCGATTTCTGCTATGTTTCCCATAAACTCCCACGATGACAAGGGAATGTCGTTTCCCACAACAATAGATGCAGTTTCTGTACTGTCCATAGCAGTATACGTCCCGGCACCGGTGTTCGTGGATGTCTGTAGATCACCGTCAATATAGATGCTTATTCCACTATTTGCACCTGTTCCACTTCTTCCGTCGTAAGTAAATGTAACATGAGTCCATACGTCTATCTTTGTTGACAATGCATTCGACACCGCTCTTCCGCGGTAGCCACCAGCATCTTGATCATTTAGTATTATCTGTAATGTTCCGTTCGTTAGAATTCTAATAAACCACAGCGAATTATTAGAAGTGTCTCGTGTACCTAACACTGATTGAGTATCTGAGAGTGAGTTTATTTTTATCCACGTAGAGACGCTAAAACTCTCGTCTGCTGTTCCATTACCAAAAACTAGACTAGTACCCGTGGCTCCAAGTTCATCGTCTGCACCATCAAATAGGAATGAATTGTTAGAAATAAATTTAGAAGGACGGTCGCCAGAATCAAGTGTAGGCCTTTGAGAAACAGTAGACTGTGTAAGTTCAATATTATTTCCTGAACTGTCTTCTACTTTCGATGTACTGGCATCATCTTTATTTCCTAAACGCCACCACGCCAAAAGATTTCCCTGATTTACTTCATAGCCTTTTAGCTTTTCTGAGCCTGTGACGAAACTGTTAACTGCGGGATTATTTCCAGAGACAAAATTTTTATTAAGATCATATGATTGATCTATTCTAAAGTTTTGAGATGTTGCATCTGCTACAGGATTTACAAACTTAGATTCTAAAAACTGTCCGTTGGATCTTGCGTATCTATACTTTGGCATTAAAATTTCCTCAAAGTTCCTAGGAATTGTTGCATAAAGATAACAGAGGCTTCTCTTCTATCCAGAACTCCCACGTACATATCGCTATATTTGTAGGTAAACTTTGCTCTCTCTAGAGAATGACTTTCCACAACAAAATTAGTACCCATATAAGTTGATGTACTTGGAATTACCTCTTCTAAGATATCACCAATAGTGCTATCAAACCACTTAAAGAACTCAAAGAATTTAGTTAGGGACATCTGCTCTGTAAGACGATTAAAATAGATGGATCTTAAATTTCTTAGACTTCTGTATTCTTCAGAAAATACAAGTTCTGGATTACCTATGGCACTGTCGATAGCATCGAGGGTCGCAAAGATATTAGTGATATCTTCGTTCAATGCCTGTACAGACGAGACTTCGATTGATAACCTCCTGTCATCTTTCGGCTGTTCATTTTCAGGAATGCTATACATTGGGGCAAATCCAGTTTGGGCATCTAAACCATTTGCTCTAATATTTTCTAATTGCTCAAAACTTCTGATTCTAATCTTATTAGGATCAACAGCCAGCTCAAATCGAGGTGAAAGAATCATATAGTTGTATCTTTCAGGTTTAACTGTTCGCTTACTTGCCTCGAAGCCAGATCCCGAAGCATGCAGATTATTTTGACTAAAGTCAAATATTCTTATCTGTCCTGACGCATTGGAATTTGTTATTGGTTGATCACAAGAGAGATTCATTCTCATTCTTTGAAAAGATCCAGAATTAGCTGTATTAAAATTAAAATTAATCTCTGGATTTTCAACTCCCAAAGACTTAAAGTTTTTAATGTGCATTAGTGTAGCTTTTTCTGGGAGAGCTTTCGAAAAGAACCTTACTCCTGAGCACTTTCCGGAGAAATTAACATAACGCGATTGGTTAGTTGATGTATTATTGAGAAATCCTCCCTCAGAAAGGGTCGAGTCGTATTTTAAGCTCTGGCTTCCAATAACAACAAACGATCCGGAGGCATTGTTTGATCCCGAAACTCTATTCATTACATTATCGCCGTGATCGTCATAAAACGACGATGTTGTATAGTATTCAGCAATTCGATCAGATGAAACACGACCAGCTCTTAGAAAATAGCTTGAAGACACATATGAACCAATTGTATCATTTCTCATTCTACCGTATGATACATGCCATTTATTTCCATCAAATATGTTCACTCCTGTCAAGGATAAGCTTAAAGTAGGTGCTGAAGTACCACTTACCGGGCGTCCATAAAGAGTAATAGATCCAGGCTGATTAGAAGAAGTCAACTCTTTGGTTGCTACAGCATTAAAAATTAACCAGTTGTTTGTAGCTGCGGGGCTTCCGTGTCCTCTAGATCCAGTAGTTTGAATTCTCATTAGACTTTGTGATACAGTATGAGAAGCCCCCTGGAGCTTAAACACCCCTTCTAGTGTCCACGATCCACTAGTAAAAAGACCGTCACCGCTATAGTTGGATTTTCCGGATACAAATGTACCTTTAGCAGTCGGGACACCAGGTTCTACTCTAGCACCAGAGAGATATCTAGATTGTATTAGTGGTCTACTGGAATCTCTTCCGGAGTCGTCTATTGTTCCTGGCAAAGAGTTAGATCCTGAAAAATCTAATAGAGCTGCAATTTCGCTTCTTTTTTCAAACGAATCACTTATTGATTTTGTTCTAGACCCACCATATTCTCTTACTCTAAACGCCCCATCTGGATTGATTCCCATACTCCTGAACAAACATCCCAAAGAATGATGGGTTCCTTTTGATTTGACAACCTCTGGTAGACTTGTTAAAATTCTTCTCCAGATAATGTTTTGGATATCCTGTAGACCCATTACAGAGGCTACATTATCCATCCTTATATTTTGATTATCAACAAGTTGTTCCATTGTCGCATTTGCAAATTGATTTGGTAGATTTAATCCGTAATAGCGTGATAGAAAAGGCAGCAAGTGATTGCTTATTGTATTTTCTGATCTATAGTCAACTGTCAAAAGTCTTCCGAATTCATCTACAAACATTTTGATTTCATCAAATGATTGTGCCCACATGTATAAAAGGGAAGAGATTATTTGAGGAGCACCCATTTGAAGGCCTCCCGGGGCATCAGACGTAAACGTAGGATCATCACCTATATTACCCCATTCAGATTCCATCCCTTGTGCAAAAGATGCATCTTGAAGATAATGATTGGGAATTAACTTGGCAATCATGTTGGGATTATTATAATCATACTGACTAGCTGACATTAAAAGGTCTGCTGCATAACTAGAAACACTATTGAATGCTGGAAAAAGAATGGGTGACATTCTGATATCTTCAGCAGATAATGCTGTTGGTAAAGATCCTGTATTTCGAAGATCCATATTAAAATTCTGTATTGATGAGTGAAGACCGTTACCGCTATAGTCTAATACCAATGAGCTATTTCCTCCATCACTAAAACTTCCTGATGGTTCATTGAATCGATAATACAGTCTTAATTTCTTATTAGTCGAAGAAAATATTTGTTTGTCACCAAAAGTCTTAATCTGTTTCGTTGATCTTTTTTCATGAAAAAATCTTAGTTCATCTAGTGCACCAGAGAGATTTTGAACAGGTTGAAAACTAAGATTACCTGCAGAATGTAATGTTCCGCTTCCAATTGTGATATTATTTAATTGAAAACCATAATCATCAAAAACAGCTGCTTGAGACGAAGTATGAACTTTAATTCCATTATGATACATGAACAGCTTACCTGTGTTGTTCCTATCATAAACAGCCCCGATTTGATGAAATTTTCCTTTTGCTATCTTTACGCTTGAACTTAGCGCTGTGGATCCTGAGCTTAAATAAGCATAAACTGTGACTTCACCCATTGTACTGGATTCGAATTTTGAAGAAGAAACAGCTAAAGTTAATCCCTTGTTGGTTCCAGAGACTCTCTGAAGGATTATCTCATTATCATTGATGCTACCACTGGGTATGAATACATGTGCTTCTGCAGTGAAAGGTAGATAACTAAAATCAACTACAGATTTTCCGGAAGCACCTAATATTCCCGGTGTGGTTGTCCCAGCACCTTGAAAATCTGAAACAGAGAGATAGTTGTTGTGGCTTCTATCAAACTTAAGACATCCTTTATTTTTAGGAAAAGAATCTAGTATGTACTTTTCAAAACCTGTGAGTTCATCAGCATACCCGATATATTCAGACTTATTCCCATCAAATGGGTATTTATTAATAACAGCGTTTAATGCAGTTTGTACTTTGACCTGTGCTGAATTAAAAAACGTGTGATTTTCCCACTTAGACCAGTCAACATTTAATTGCTGTGTGGATTTTAGGGCTGTTCCAGCAGGATCGTATCTAAAACTGCCTGTGTTAATAATGTTAGTATTTTCTTGTTCTTTGTCTTTGTTACCACCCATGGTTACGTTTTTTACAACGAGTGCACCATCAAAAAAATTTCTAATCGTGCTGGGTTTAAAAAGAGCAGTTTTTGTAAAGATGTTTTTATCTCTAGACATATTGAACTATTACCTCACTGAAAACTGTAGGCGCTTATTTGTTATTACATGCCTTTGACCACGGTCTATTACCAAAAAGTCTATCACGTATGCGCCCCCTTGTTGAAAAACATCCATGTGAAGATCAAAAAACATTCCATTTTTGTCTGTTGAAACCCTGGTCGAATTATCAGACTCCCCGAAGTCTATAATCGTTTTTCCATCTCTAGAATCTTTTATCCTATAATAGACTTCATCATAAATGACCGGGGCAATGCTATAAGGAACTCTAGAGGGTTGATTCTGCTCATTTACAACATCTCTTCCAAATAGTCTCATTCTTGGCTCGTCAGAAACATCATACTCATGGTTTAAGTTTGTGATGTCTATTAGTGGTTCTCGTGATAACCAATTACCTCCGACATTGTCCGGCTTTTTAAATGTAACACTTCCAGTATAAAACCCTACATTTCCGTCTAAAGAATACCAGAATTCATCAAATTTAATCGATCCGCTTTTGGTAACATATCCTTCCATGGTATCTTCTGAGTTTAAAGAGCTAGAACCAAACAAATCTATGGCAAAGCCAGCACTATATACTCCTGTTACAAAATTCTTTCCATCAATATCAATTGTACCTGCTGTATATTGTGATGCTGTGGTGATAAAATTATAACTTCCCGATTTTATCTTAACTAGCATACAGTTGTTTCCTGAGATTTGTGATAAGTCACTACCTGAAACAAGATTAGCAGAATTAGATCTAGCAAATGAATTTAGAAAAAGTGATCCCGATAAATCAAAGTAAAAATTTGCGTGATTATCTTGAATACTATCATCAAAAACTACTTCAATTCTGGGCCTCAGATTGAAATTAGTTGACTGCCTAGAAGTAAATCTCTTGACAAATCTAGTCTTGCTATCTTCCTCTTCACTTCCGCTATATGCAATTCTAAAGCCATGATTAATCATCTGGCCGGCTATTGTGGCTGATACTATTTTTGTTACATCAACTGACAGGTTTTCATTTCCTTCCGGAAAGTTTTGAGAACCTCCTATCAGACTTAAACCTGCGCCGTCGCTGAAATTTGCTCTGTCAAATATATCAATTGAAGCAGCGCCTAAGTCTCCTATCGAATTAGCACCAGAGGTATTCCATAAAATGGCAGCTCCTCCATTACTAATTGATGATGTTAAAAAGTTACACGCGTCTAGATCATCAAATCCGGTAATATCTCGGCCGACTCCTTCATCAAATGCCTGCGAAAGAGGAAGAACTGATAGGTTGAAATTTGCAGGTGTTGCTTGTCCTGCTTTTATATCAAAAAGCTTAAGGGTCGCAGTAAAATTAGATAAGTCTAGCTTAGACCCAGTTAGGGCGTGAATCTTTTGATAATCGAATTTCACCAGAAGTCTAGATAACTCATTTTGACTTCCGGAGGCATTTAGTTTTGTTTCATCATACAGTTTGAAAAGATCTAACGTTCCTGCACGGCCGACGTTTGCATCTTCGGCGCGGAAATTCCCGTCAATAATCTTATCTGTAATGTATGTGTCTTTACTAGCAGTACAAAATATCTTCATGTTATTATTCTCACATTGCGGATCCGACAATATCTTCGTCTGGGTATTTTAATTCAAAAATAGAACCCGGTGGACCAAATATCACTCCGTTCTTTGTATTTTTTTCAAAAGGAAACGATGATTTGGAGTAGTTTCTAGTCTCTACAGTTCCTGTTCTAGGGAACACTCTCAAGTCTGTTAGAGCGACTACATAATCAGTGTTTATTATAATGTTTGTTAAGTCATCAATTACTATCGGTTGATCTATTTGAAAATATTTTGTTTGCAAAGCATCAGATAGTCTTTGATTAATGTTTTGCACAACCTGGACCTTATTAACGTTTGGTGCTACCATCACTCCATACTTGACGCCAAAATTCAAAACTTGACAATCTAAAATATCAACAGCGTCTGATATCAGTCTAAATGAGTTCAGATAAATGCTAAGATTCTTTTTTAGAGAATCTGGAGCGACTGTCATTTTTTCTTCTGCATCTAAAGATACAATATACAAGAGAGCAGAAAGTGGATTTACAGGATTGGGTGAGATAGAAGCTCTAAAGACTCTTCCAAAAGTTGAAGGCATTGTGAATATTCTTGCTAATAAATCTTCCCTGGTCACGACCCTGGATTGCATTAGTCTTGCTGATGTCACTAAGGTTCTTAAATCTTCTACTCCTGGAGCATTTGATCCCCCCACAGCCGCGAAGGGATTGTTAACATCAAGTGATGTACGAACAACAACAGCTTCTGATCCCTCTGGTTGATTTCTAAATTCTAATACCAAAGAAGAGATTTCTCTAATGGCACCGACTGCGACGTTATGACCTAGACCTCCACCATGTCTATACCGGACATTAATTGAAACATTTTTAGGAGATATTCCCAGTGTTTGTGTTTTTAAAAGAGAATTGGGATCAATTGCGAATCTGGACATATACTTTCTACCGTAAAGAGATAATGCAAGATCACTCGGATCGGGTATTATATCATCATCTAAAGAATCACCATCCCCTGATCCAAACTGTAATGTTGTTATTCGTGTTGAGGGATTATATCTGGTGATGAATCGTCGAGGAGCCGGTACTATTTCCATATTACTGGGTACTAAATTACCATCTTTTTTATTGACATTTGTTACTGCTTTAAATACTGTATCCTGGCTTAGTGACTCCACTTCATAGTAAATTTCTCCGTCAGAATCAAAAACATCAGATATAGAACTTATGTTTTCTTTTGATAGGGTAATTTCCCTAAATGCTTCATGTGTGTTCGGAATTGTAAATGAATCAGTGGATTCTAGGCCTGAGCTAGCCTCTACTGTCCTTGTTACCTTATAAGAAAGCGGGACACCATCATTCCTAGATTCGTGAATTTCATATGTTGCCAAATAGTTTCCATTGACATCCTCCTCAGCAAAATCCAAGTCTTCTAAAGTTACAAAAGTAACACCGTTGTACGATACAGATTGGGTTCCTTGAATGAGAACTGGGAGAGCTGATGTTTTTGGTCGAAACCCAGATGATACTTTTTCAGCAGGGGCTGTCAAAGTAAACTTCAAGGTTACTAATGACGGAGAGGCACCGTATGCTTTAACACCTGCATTCTTTAAATGAGTTAAAATATTTTGAAGCTCAACGGCTTGCGAAGGGTCGAGCTCCCTAAATTCATGGTCTAAGTAGAAAGAAAGATTGTCACCTACGGATGCAGCCATATCTACCAAGAGACCTCCTAAACTTGCTTCAGAAAAATCTTGAATCCTGTCTGGAAAGTAAACTCTAGCTGTTTCAATTAATTGTGATCTTAGTGACTCAAAATCTCTTGCTAGATAAGATCTATTGATAGATTTTTTAATTTTATTCTTAGTATCTATTGACATGTTAACCTGCAGCTGCTAATATTATTTCTTCTTCCATTTCTTTAGAGGAAGCATCTGGTACCATATATCTAATTTTGATTCCTATATAAGCTAAACCCGTATTCGTAGTAACGGGTGGCTCAAATGTTTCAAACGTAAGAAGCTGTATATACGGCATGTATTTCTCGACCGCGGTCTTAATTCTGATGACTGCTTCAGTATCTACATCCTCAGCGCCTAATTCAAAAATAAGTTCTTCTAGATTAGCCCCAAAATCATATAGCATCAATCTTTCACCATGATTTGTCGAAATTAGATTCCTGAGATTGTCTCCTACTTGGGTCGTTAATTCTTGACTCATTTTGAATATGCCATCATTACCATTACCAAACTTTAAGGGTGTAAGAATTCCTATGGGCTTACTTTCGTTAGGGTCAGAAAATCCAGTTCGATTTGCAGTAGCAGTAATTCCTACAGATGCAAAATCATATTTTTTTCTATCTTGTAATGCCATTCGTCAACTCTCCTTCGTTAACTAACTATTGTAGTCGGGTCAGGTGTTGACGTTTCACATTTAATTAAGGCGTTCCTGCGCCACCGGGTCCGCCGGTGCCAGGAGGGACTTCCTTCTGTAAAAGGCCAACAATCCCCTCAACAAACTTGTGGACAGCGTCCGCTGCTCCATGACCAGCCTGCTCCGCTGATTTAGCACTTTTAAAAGCACTAGCGATCTCACTTCTCATGGCTGCTTGTAACTGATTATATTCACCTTGTTGGTCAACTCTTATTTCAAATTTTTCCTGAGTTTGTGTTCCGGCTCCAGGTGATCCGGGTGTTCCTGCTGGCATTTTTACTCTCCAAATATCCTTTCTGATTTAATGGATTCCATTGCATCCTTAGTACTCTTAAATTCTTCGATTGCTGATTTATCTGAAGCATGACTATATGACATTCCCGATGGCGACATTCCTCCTGCAAAAGCGCCGGCGACTGCACCTCCTAATGCGGAGTTTGGGGAACCCCATCCTGGAGTGCTTCCACCGACAGATACCCCTGGACCAGAGCCGGCTGAGGCCATAGTATTAATCTTGGTGCCATTGTCATTAATTTCTGCCTGTGCATTGTCAAATGCTGTGTTGACAGCATCAATCAGACCATCAGCCCATTTTTCAAAATCGGACATTCTCAAATAAGGCTCAGATCCTTTTTCTCCAGATCCGTCCTCTTTTCCCTTGTCGTCTGAAGTCCTTCCGATGTATATTACTTTGCCGCTTATTTGAATAGTTCCGTCAGGCAAAATGTATATAGACGCAGCGTCATCATCTAACTTGCCCTCTTTAATCAGTCTGATGCTTCCGTTTATTTCTTTTTTTGGTGCATTATCGCCGGTCATTTCAGAATTCTTTTGACTATCTAGACCAGTTTTTCTTGCAATAATTCTTACTTCGTCAGCCTTTAGAACAGTAGCAGCGGTATCTTTGATTGATTTTGGTTCAGCCTTAAAGGGTTGTGGAATGTTGTTCGGAACTATGTTAAATTCCTCATCCGGGCTGGAATTCATTGTAAGATATAATCTAGATGAATCATTAACAAAATCCGGGTCGCCTTCGCATGCATCTGTCTTTGTATTGCTCTTTTCTTTAGAGTCTTCTGCCACCGCGATTGTTAAATTTTTATCTGTTTCGTGGCCTTCTTTTCTACCCTCTGTTGGTTTCGTAGAACCTGGCTCATTTTTAATAACTCTCGGCTCTGTTCTTGTGGGGTCTTTTTCTTCTAGGGCTTTAAGCTCACCAAATAATCGGCCCCGGCCGACGACGATGTCAATACTACCTTTTCCTTGCTTTAATTTTTCTGGCATTGCAGCGTTAGACTTTTTTCTATCTATCTCTTCGCCAGCGGTATAACCGCGGTCTGTTCCCAATACTATAGTTGAGTTATGAGACCCCTGAAGAACTAGGTCTCCAGGGCGCTTAGTATATCTGGGAACTGGCTCTATTAGAAATTGCTTTTCTTCAATACTTCCCGTGTATATATTTTCATATTCAGGACCCGGGGTAATTGTCCACAAATCTGAATCATCCATGGATTTTTGAACGCCGTTGTGAAAAGTGGGATAGATTGATAGTGCCTCTTCTGTCTCGTCTTCTTTTATTTCTACATTTAGTTCTTTGCTGGTTGGGCCATATCTTCTATCTCCGTGTGTATAATTTGGATCTTCAACAAAAATCGGTTCATGAATTCGACTCATCCAAAATCCTCTACCTAGTGAATTCGTTGGATTTTCCCGCATGATCCATACTTGTTCTCCTACTTTTAGAGGCAGACATAAATGAGAAGAAAAGAATGGAAAGCAGACAGTTTTTGTCTGATTTGACCTACCCGTTCCGTTTGAAATATATTTCACTATTATAGAGTTTCTAGGAGCAATAAAAAAGTCGTCCGGGTTTGTCAACTCTTCAAGAATCTGATTTATTTCCGCTTCGTTCTCCTCATCTATAGATGAAAGATCATCCAGCGTTTTATAGACAACCCCTCGCAAAAATGTTTGATTCGGGGATGCACCCTCTAATTTCTGTAGATCTTCTGAGGCATTCGTAAGGCCGTCGCCTCCCAGACTTAATTTTCTAATCAGGTCCATCTTATCCCTCTATCTTAGAAAAAAGATCGTCAGGATCAACTTTAGATTCTTCTTTTTCTGCCTTAGAAATTAGCTCTGCCAGATGAATTATTTGATCATTTGATTTACACATTCTTTCTAGATACTTTGACATGATGGTTCCCATAGTAGTATGATCTGATGTGCCTCCACTCATAGATTTGAATGCTTCAGTGAATAATATGGAAGCTCTTTCTCTATCAGAGACAGCATTTTCGTATACTTCTTTCCACAATGCTTTTTTCTTATCTTCAGTTGTGGATAAATTGTCTAAAAGATCAGAAAATTCCTTTAATTTCTCTTCTAATTTTTTGTTTTTATCAACTAGATTATCCATCTTTTTCATATCAACCCCCTTCTAGAAAAATATGTCGTAATTATCAGATCCGCCGGACATCTCTCTATATCGTCGTCTTATAACAGAAAGAGACTTTGACATTATTTTCTTATCTAGACCAGATATCTCTCTGATGTATATTAGTACTGCTCTTTTGTTCAAAAGCTCTAGATCATCAATATTAGCAAAAAGAGTTTCTATGGCCTGAAGACAGATTAACTCATTTTCATTGGTTAGCTTTACTCTCATATCTTCTAGAAGCTTAAGAATTTGTGACCTTTGCGCTCTTTTTATTAAAGTCTCATCAGGGGGAGGTATAACATCATGATTTTCAAATAGAGCCTTTTGGCCTGAACTCATTCCATATGGATCATCAATGCTGACATGTCTGCTTTTTCTTTTTTTGTGCTGCCTACAATTGATAATCAACCAATTTTTAGCAACTACGTTAAAATAAGAGAATGCCTTGGTCCCTCTAGCTTCATCCCACTTATGTATTGACTCATAAAGAAAAGAAATACAGTCCGCTTTCAACTCATCAAACAGAGCATAAGGTGAATTAAAACCATAAACAAAAATTAAATTTTCTGACAGCTTGGAAAACGCCGGAAGTATATCTTTTTCATACAGAACAAGTTTATCTTTAGCAGATTCCATGTCTTGATAACGGACTATAGCAGCCTGCGTATCCATGTTAAAATACATGTTTCTTGGCTTACCTGGATTTCTCCTTATCTTTCGCTTCTTACCCTTCAATTTGTTTTCCCTCTTCACTTTCTTCTTCAAATGGTTCAAAATCTTTATAAAGAGTAGTAGCAATGTTGTTCAAAGAAGAACGCGTTTCTCTTATGTCGTTCAATACCTGCCTTACTTCTTGACTATCATAAAAAAGAGGCCGTTCCAATATTTCGGATATCGAGTCGTATTTTTTGTCAATCATGTCTAAAGATTCTTCAATTGCATCTTCAATTTTTAGAATTATTAATCCAAACTTAATACAGTAAAATAAGGATACACCTAAAAGAAGAGTTAGAATCACAACAAGATAGATCAATCCAGTACCTCTGATAGTACTTTGTCGTACTCGCGAAATATTTCACTTATTGAGTATTTCTCTTGTAGCTTCTGTGAGAGATCATTTGCCCATCGGGTGGGAATTTCACTACTTTTATAAAACTTTCGCATTGTTTTCTTAACAGAATCTTCTTTTGGTGACGCCCATTGGGCCCCCTCCATGAAAATATTTCCATCTATTCGTGTGGAGTCGACCTTTGTTAAATCATACTCAAACTTTAACCATCGTCCCTCATTAAGAAATTCTGTATGGGCTGACCAGTTTGTTGCCATCACCGGGAGACCTGCAACTGAAGCTTCTAGAAGCGGCAAACCAAAACCTTCCCCTCTTGTGGCAGAAATTAAAGCTTTGACATTTTTATCCCGATACAGACTATTCATTTCTTTTCTCGTCATATTTCCATGCAAAAGATAGATTTTTGGATTTCCAGAATGACCTATCTGCTTTAAAATATTTTCTAACAGGGCTTTTGTATTATTTCTATCAATTGCTGTTTCTCTTCCTCTATTTGTCTTTATAATCAGACCTACGTTTGTATCCTTTTTAAACTCTTCGACAAACCATTTTATCAAATAGAATAAATTCTTTCTGTCTGTCTCTGGTGTGTGTCCTGTCAAGACACCGACTGTCAAAAAATTAAAATCAGATGTTAGTTCTAATCCTAGATCAACAGGATCAGAAATAAGTTCAGAAAAATATGACTCTGGTACCACATGAATTGGTGTGCTAGAAGATGCTCCGCTCTCTAATGACTTTTTTGTATGTTGAGACGGAACTATCACCTTATCCATCTTGTTACAGTGGACGGCCGGCCAAAGAGGATTAGCTTTATCAGTTTCCACTCCAGCTGTCACACCAACATTATAATGTGCAGCTGATGTATCCCATTCATTTGGAAGAATTACTTGAAATGATACATCAAATTTTTGGTCTTGATCTTTCGCTGACCTTCTTATAACTTCACCTACAAGACCCCCACAGTCTTCCCAATTAGTATACCAAGGAGTTACCCCCCATGGAACACACTGAGTTACTATATTAATGTTCGGCTTAGTAAGAAGATACTGAAATAGCTGTCTGGCATGGACTCCATAACCAGATTTTGTTAATAGTGGCGCTCGTACAACAACGTTCTTCATTCTCCTGATACCTCCTGAAGTTTCCACTGAGGTGGCTTATTATTCTTCCACACTTCAACTAGCTCTAGAAGAGAATCATGCCACTTATCAATTGTACCTTGTAGACCGAATTCACTTAAAACATACGATCTAGACTTGAGGCCCAATGTTTTTCTTTCTTCTGGAGACATATCGTATAACTTCATTATTGCGGCCGACGCTGCTTCATGTGAACAATAATCCTCATAAATGTATGGTACACCCTGAGAGCCTACTAGTGATTGAAACTCAACATCTAGAGCTACGCCATTCTCAGATCCATCTCGGTAGTCAACGACTTGTCTTGTCAGACCACCTGTCTTCAAAGCTATTATAGGATTTCCACATTGCATAGATTCTAGAGTTGCTAGACCGAATCCTTCTGCATAAGCTATGTTAATACATGCATCTGAAATGTTGTGAAGAATATTCATTTGTTCAAATTCAACTCTCTGATTAGAGAAAACAACATTATCCATTATCCCTATATCCCGCGCTGTAGCCAGAAGATTAGGACCCTCAGGATCTGTTGGTTCAGTATGCATCAGTAGAGTAGCTTTTCTATGACCATACTTTTCTTCCATTTCATCTAGAAATTTAGAGAAACTCCACAAAACATCATTGGGTCTCTTTCTTCTAGCATTTCTATTAACCCAAAATAGAACAAAGTGATCTTTTCTTTCTGGTCCTATTAAAGCTGTCTTGTGATTTGATATCTCATGATCAGGTAAGGGAAAAAATAATTCTTGCGGCAATGAGTGAGGTATGAAGTTTGTTTTTTCCGGAAACCACTTTGACACCATTTCATATGTCAAGTGTGAATGACAATTTATAAGATCTGTTCCTTCATAAAACGGCTTATTGAAAACCGGTGCAGGATAGTTGTCCCATACATGCCAATAAGCTATAGGGCATACATCATGAATTTCGTCTTCCATCTCCCACAGCCACACAAAAAATCTAGGATCTGTGAAGAGGAGAATAACATCAGGCTTTTCAGTTACCAAAGTCTGTAGAATCATGTCTCTATTACCAAAACCGTCTATGGGCTTGATAATAAAATCTTCGTTCACCTGTATTGTATCGTAATTTTGATGCTTAATAGCGGCCCCAAACTGTCTGACAGTCCAACAACCTTTTTCTACTAAACCTTCCATTAAAAATCTGCTTTGGCAGCCTACACCTGAAGTGCTTAGGGCATGATCAGACAAAAGCAGAATTTTATATTTTTCTTTCATAAAGCAATCCTATTCTTGTTAGGGAATCAGTAAATTAAGTGCAGTGAGGTGTATTTTTAAAGTCGCAAAACATACACGAATCTCTATTTTTCATGAAGAACTTTTTTTGTACTGTCCCTATCATGTTTCTAACCATTTTTCTAGACTTTTCAATGGCTTTAGGACCTGATGATATTTTAAAAAGTTCACACATATTTCCGGGTTTACCTCCCCTCTTAAGGAGGATAAATCCACATGCCACATCTTTCAGGGGAATTTTGTTTTTAGTTGCCCAAAAATGCTTATAAAGTATAATCTGGGCTTGGGTTAGGAAATCTTGCTTTTTTCTCCTGTCCCATCCATATGACTTCGCTGTTTTCCAGTCAAGGATCCAATATTTCCAAGTACCGTTTTTTCTAGGAGTTTTAATGATGACATCAATAAATCCTTTAAATTTTATTTCCTTGGACTCGATATTCTCGTAAAGCTCTTCTTCAGCAGATACTGGTTCCCACCCGGGGAATGTCTCATCTAAAAACTTGGGAACATCGTCCCACATATTAGATGCCCAATTACACCATTCTTCGACCGGATGATATTTGTACCACCCAGGCTGTTGCTTGACCCATGTGGGATCATCAAATCCATTTTTTTCCCATGCATCTCTAATATTTTCTAAAAGTTTTTCCTTGGGAATTGTTTTTGTGTTAAGATAGCTCTCACAACCTTCATGGACTTGTGTTCCAAAATCCAAATATGGGGATGGCTTAAAAACATCAATTTTTTCTATATGCAAAAGTTTGTGTCTATATGAACACTCTTTCCAACATCTAACTTCTGAATATGAAACGTGGGGCTTATTTGTAGGGAATATATTACTCATAGTAAATTATAGAAGCTCTCTTTTGATTATTCAACATCGTTATTATTTTTAAAGTTCAATCTTTCTTCATAGATTGCTTCTTTTAACAGTGTTGTGGAGAAATCATGATCTCGTTCATGATAGTAAATGGGTTTTTTTAATTCAGAGCCGGTAAATTTTTCTCTACCTTTATAATCCGTACCCAGTATTCTAACATCGTGTGGTGTGGATTTTAGTAGGTTTAAAAGTTCGCTCTCAGTATTGTAAGTTATAATCTCATCAATATATTTTATCGAAGCCAAAATCTCAATTCGACTTTTAAGTGTTTGAACTGGCTTACACTTATCCGGGCGGTCTAAGGTAGGGTCACCCTGCAAGGCTATTACTAAAATCTTGCATTGTTTTTTCCCGTCTTGGAACATTCTAATGTAGCCTGGGTGTATTACATCAAATGAACCACAAATAATTCCCTTATCGTACTTTTTGAATTCTTGACTAGTCACCTTTAATAATCCTGTGGCTATCACTATCAAAGTGTTGTGTAGAAAACTCAAATAGTTCTGTATCTTTTAAGGCTATCATCTGGTGTCTCAATCCTCGATACACATGAAAGTTGTCGCCGGCTAAGAGTATTATCTCTTCCGCTTTGTCTAGGTCGTCGCCTTCAGAAAATTTTACTAAAATTTCTCCTGACTGAACGTAGAAAACTTCATCCTTTAACTTGTGATAGTGCCAAGAACATCTTTTCCCCTTGACAAAGTACAAAAGTTTACCACAATATTCTTCATTATTGACGATCCACTTTTCGAAACCCCAACCCTTAGGTACGAAATTAATTTCTAGTTCTGTTTTTGAAAGAACACTACTCATAATGTTACTCTTCGGTTTTTTCTGAAACTGCGCCCTTGATTTTTGACCAGTCAATGTCTGATCTCACAATCTTGTTTCGCTCCCAAACAGACTTCATTACCATAGGCTCTACGCCATTTTCTTCGAAATAACCGATGAAAGCATTGATATCCTTGGGAAAACACTTCCCTCCGAACCCTCTATCTCCATCATGGCCTGGTACATCTATATGAGAATTACCAATTCTTCCATCTGTGATAAACCCTTCCATTATATTGTCCCAATCTAAATTAGATTTTTCAGCCATGAGATACATTTCATTCATATAAGAAATCTTTGTTGCGAAAAAACAGTTACACATGTATTTAATAAACTCTGCAGATCGTGAATCTGTCAAAACAATCTTTGTATAAGGAAATCTATCTCTATAGAGCTCCTCTACTTTCTTAATATCTTGTGGATCACCTCCCAGTACTATTCTGGAAGCATTTATAAAATCTAGGTTGGCAGCTCTTTCAGTCAAAAACTCAGGATTAAAAACGATCTTCATTTTTGGATAGAGAGATTTGTATCTACTAGTGGTACCGGGAACAACAGTAGATTTTATGATAAAAATGGTTTCCCTGTTCTTTGATACATTATTAATATCTTCAAATACAGAATCCATTATTCTTAGATCAATTGACCCTCCATCAACTGTTTGCATTGGAGTTGGAACTCCCACAAAGACAAAATCCGACTCATTTACAGTTTCATCTAAAGAATGCATTGAATTTTTTGGATCTTTGTCGTAGACTCTTACATTAGAATGAAGACCAAAACCGGCTGCAATAGCAGATCCCACAAAACCTTTTCCAATCAAACCTATATTTTTCATGTTTTATCTCTCTTTGACAAGTACATCATTTACTCCTTCAAGTTCATTATATAGCTAGCTACCTCTTCTGGCTCAGGATCTTTTCCTGGGACCATGGACGTGCTCACATGAAATGGATTCCACATGTACGTGTATCTAGGTAAATTTTTATTGGGATTATCTGTCCACCATACTTGGGGACACCCTGAAAGGGCTGCTAGATGAAGAGGTCCGGAAGATGGTCCTACTATACATTTGGCATGCCTCATCAAGGCTGTTACTTTCTCTAGACTTACATCTCGATAATCTACTGTATTGGGAACTTCAAAAGAATCATGACTGGTTCCAATACATCCTATTTTTATGTCCGGCCCTAGCATACTTTCCAATTTTTTCCATTTGTCTAGGTTCCAATTTTCATGTTTTCTTACTTTTCTATCTCTAGCATGAAATAACACATCCACCCTCTCATCAGATGGCTCTAGAGATCCTCTGTATAGTCTGTAGTTAGGTTTTATGACTCCTATGTGTGGAATATCAATTGAGGCATGAGGATGATCATAGGGTGGGTTTCCGATCTTTCTGGGTGGCATCCATGTCCAGGCGTAAGAAGAAACAAATTCGACACTAGAAACTTCTGCTAATTGCTTTAAAGCAAACTGTGGTTCTTCTGTTTGAACTGCACTATTAAGAAAAGATTCAGATATACCTTCTGGATCAGGATCCAACGCAAAAAAGGCATTACAAAAATCTGAATAGAGATAGTCATTTCCGGATCGGCTTATAACGATGCAAAAATCGTACATACTAGAAGCAGATCTACAGTAAGCTTGCCATGAAAATAGCTCCCATCCAAACTCTCCCACCCATGGGCCGCATATTATTCCTCTTTTATTCATTTCTCTCTTTTACCACTTGATCTAGTACGCCTTTGACGTAATTTCCATAAAATTCTAAACTATAGTTTTTCTTGATAAATTCTGAAGGGCGTCCAACATTGTCATCATGAGCAGCCAATAATCTTTTAATCCCATCGTAATAATGAACATGGGCATCTTCTTTCCATTCTATCCATTTTTCATTTGACATAGTTTGAGCATCGACCCAATAAGATTCATCAAATGTATCGGTAAGATTATATCGTGTTCCCACAATTGGGCAATCCAGATATTGACACTCCAATTGGGCTGCTGAACAATAATCTTCAATACTCAACCATGCTACTACTCGAGATCTTTTTACTGCATTGAAATATTCTTCTCTAGTATGATCTCCGTAAACTATAACTTCGTAGTTTACGTCTTCGTCTTTTTCCAAAAGATCTGTTAGACTATCATGTAACTGTTGATAGTTCTTGTCAATTCGTCTTTTCTTAGAATAGATTAAAACATCATTTTTCTTTTCTATGTCTGTATCTTTGTTTTCTTTTTCAAATTCTGACAGATCCATGCAATACCTCAGTACTACGTTTTTCTTTGACTTTTTATAAAACTGTAGAACTCTCTCAAGATAATATTCTGAATTGTTGCAATAGACATCTGCATCAATGAATTGTGTAAATCCCATTTCCCATTCAGAAGTTATTCCTTTTTCGGCTTGACTTAGTAAGATATTGGGACCAAACCAGTAAATTGCATCTGGGTATTTTCTTTTTAAAAAGCCATAGAGTCCTGGATCAAAATCGACATAAAACCAAAAGACGTTAAAGTTTTGCAAAGTGTCGGGATGATCAATTATGTTTTGATTGATTTCTAATATTTCTATATTTTCATTTTGCAAGAGTGCCTTTTTATGATTTTGATAAGACACTGCCGGGCCTCTATTAAAATCGGGCCAAGAACACATTAGAATTTTATGCTTTAAAGTCATTGTAGAAATAATATCCGATAGTGATCAGTTGTTTTATTGATTGCTTTCTTTTCGCGCCAACGAAAGATCCGTCTCATACATCATTTTAGCTAAATCTTTCATTTTTACTTTAGGTTGCCAGCCTAATTTTTCTTTTGCTTTCTTTGGATCACCCAACAAAAGTGGTACTTCATGGGGACGAAAAAGACGTGGATCTTGTTCAACATATTGATCTATATCCAATCCGGCTGCGGAAAAAACCTCTTCTAGGAATTCCTTAACAGTATGAGTCTCACCTGTGGCTATAACATAATCATCTGGCTTGTCCTGCTGTAGCATTAACCACATCGCCTCAACATAGTCCCCGGCATAACCCCAGTCTCTTTTAGCATCTAGATTCCCTAGATAGAGCTTATCCTGAAGTCCTAACTTGATTCTCGCCGCGGCTCTAGTAATTTTTCTAGTGACAAAAGTTTCTCCTCTTCGAGGAGACTCATGATTAAAAAGAATTCCGCTGCATGCAAAAATACCATATGATTTCCTGTAATTTCTTACTAAGTTGTGAGCATACACTTTAGCACATGCATAGGGTGACGCCGGCATTAAAGCTGTATTTTCATTTTGCGGAACTAGTGGATTATCTCCAAACATTTCTGATGAACTAGCTTGATAATATTTTGCATCAGGCACTATCAATCTTACAGCTTCCAAGAGTCGTAAAGAACCTAATCCTACTACTTCTAGTGTCTCCTCGGGTAAATCAAATGAAACCCTTACATGAGACTGTGCAGCTAAATGATAAACTTCGTCCGGCTTGTGCTCTAGCAATATCTTATAAAGACCGCCGGTATCTATCATATTTCCGTATACCATTACAAAATCTTTATTGTCTAAAAGATGATCAACTCTATCTGTGCAAATTAGGGAGGTTCTTCTTTTGATTCCTACGACTTTATACCCTTTATTGAGTAAAAAATCTGCCAGGTATGAACCATCTTGTCCGGTCACTCCTGTTATCAAGGCACATTTTTTCATTGTTTGACTACCTCTTCAATAGGGTGGAAAAATTTTCCGCCCTTTCTTCCATACCAAACCACTTCACGAGAAAATATTTTCTTGTTATCATAATTCTTCTCTGGCTTGGTCTTGAGTTGACATGGTGTATTTTCTAGTATAGAAACCATTCCTGCTCTAGAGTCTTCAAAGAATTGATGTACATTATACTCAAAATTTTCAATTTTTTCATTTTGATTTTTAAAGGTGACTACTCTAAGTTTTTGATACTTGATCAAGTCTTTCAAAAGTTCCTTATTTTCTTTTCCTACAAGAGGCAGCAAAATACGATTTGCTTCCTTATAAAAGCTATCAAGCTTATTAGATATTCTTAAGAAAGTTGCTTCTTCTGGCGGCCACACTATTTTTTCAAACCCCTTGACAGTCTGGCCAAAGCTTTTACCGCTCATTACACTATCTAAAACTTCGTCGACAAGCTTAAGCTCTTTTCCTATAATGCTTTCTGGATTATTCTTCCCATATTCTAGAATAGTTCGATAGAAATCAGAGTACTTAATACCAGCGTGTAATCTAAGAGAAATAGAGACTGATTGTAAAAGACCTAACAAGTGCATGCTTTGAATTATCCAAGCGTATTTAAAAGTCTCTCTATACTTTTCTCTGGACATCGTCGAGGTGCCCACCACAATAGTTTCTTTTTCTTCAACTTCATCTGATTCCGTCACATCTGAGTGGGCTTGGAATATAGGAATCTCTACCATATCCAACATATGTGTTTTTTGATAGGCTTCGCCTCCCATTTCTGCATTTGGCATGATAGAACAATTATAAATCACAATCCCAGAGTGCTGTGAGCTATCTAGTAAAGAATCTATTCCTTCCACAAATGACTCATAAGATTCACCGGGTAGTGGTAAGATTAACTCTGTATATGTCACAAGTCCTGCCTCAACATACTTTTTTTGCAGATCTTTGAAGAATAACATTTTTATATTTCTTCTTTGAATTTTGGTTAATGTATCTACATTTAAAGATTGCATGCTGATTGACACGCCCTTGTTCATTCCGGCGTCTGCAAATATTTTGGCTAACTCAAAAACTGTATCTGTAGAGTTCTTGGTGAAGCAAACTCTAAATTGATTTGGATAACCTTTTTTCTTTTTGTTTTCTGCTAACCTTAAAGAAAAAGCTTTGTCCCTTTTTTTGAATATTCCATAGTTGGCATCCGCGCCGAAAACCAAATCGACCTTTTTTTCAGTAAAGTAGTCTATCTCTTTCATTAGTCGATCTTCGCTAAATTTTCTAACTTTTGTAGCAATTGCTGATCCCCAATCACAAAACGAACACTTAAAAGGACAGCCTCTATTAGTCTCCCAAGTAACCATCCATGAATAGTCACTATCCTCAAATAGCTTATCAAAAACTCCTGTGAGATATGGAGACGGGATTGTCTCAAGATTTACAATTCTTTCTCTAGGTAGTCCTGTGAATAGTTTATTTTCTTTTCTATCGTAATAATGGGAACCCCCTATTCCTTTGAGATCATTTTTGTTTTTGTCTGTATATGCTTTTAAAATTTCAGCAAAAGTTGCCTCGCCCTCGCCAATTACAGCAATATCAATAAAGCCATACTCTTCAAAAAATCCATCGATTTTTCCTGGGACTTGAGGACCACCAAAAATAATCAAACAATCTGGATTATTTTTTCTAACCATTTTAGCTAGTTCTAAACTTAGAGACCAGTTCCAAACATAACACGAAACACCCAAAACATCCACATTACCTATTTGACTTACCATTTTAGAGAGTTTTTCTCTGATAAATACGAAGTCTTTGAATGAATAATTGCTCGAGATCTCTCTGCTTTTTTCTGCAAATGATTGAAGAATTCCTGCACTATATGGGAGGTAAACTTGAGATCCATATTTGTTATTTAATTGTACTAATTGAACAGATATTTTTTCTTCTATGTGTTTCATCATTTCTAACAATTCTCCAAAATAATATCGCAAATCATCTGTATGTCTTCATCTTTTAGTTTATCGTGAACGGGAACGTACATGCCGTTGTGGTGAACTAAAGATGCGTTTCTTAGTATTACATCCTTTTTCCAAAATGGATGAAGATGAATACTTCCACATATTAGTGGTCGGCACTCTATATCTCTGTCTGTTAAAGCTTTCGCGATTTTGTTTCTCTGAGAAGACATTAGTCCAAATGACAATGGTGACACTTTAGAATTAATGGGATTTTGTGTTTGAACTTTATTTCCCAGTAAATCTTTATACATCTTCCAAATAGTAGATCTCCTTTCTACCTTTTCATTCAATCTCTCTAATTGACTCAATCCCAAAAACGCATTAAGGTCAGTTGATCTTACATTAAATCCTGGAACTAGAAAGAAATACAAGGAGTCAAATTCTCCAATATTGTGTTCCCGAATGAGCTGATTTTGTCTATCTTTAGATAAATCCCTTATCCACCCGTGAGATCTTAGCATTAGAGAGATTTCATAAAATTTGTCTGTATTGAAGCAAACCATCCCTCCTTCAATTGTTGACATATGATGACCATAATAGAATGAGAATGTTGACATATCACCAAATGTTCCCACTTTTTTTCCATCATATAAAGAGCCGTGAGATTCACAGCAGTCTTCTAACAAGATAATATCATTTTCTTTGCACAGCTTAACAATTTCATTCATCTTATTTGGACAGCCCAGAACATGAACTAATATAATTGCAGCTGGATTATGCTTGTCTATAAGCTGTGTTAAGTGATCTAAATTTAAACCTAAAGTATCTGGATCTGAATCGCATAATTCTACATTAAATCCTAGCTGCATAAAAGGAGCAACGGTAGTGCCCCAAGATACAGCTGGTGCTATAACTTTGTTATTTTTTAGATTCTTCGTATACTTTAGTGCGGCTGCCATTATTAAATTTGCAGACGATCCTGAATTGACAAAGAGGGAATTTTTACAATTATTCCAATTCGACCACTCACTTTCAAACTCTAGAGTTTTTGCTCCCTTTGTAAGTCTGGGATTTGTGAGTAGCCACTTAGATAGCTCCTCTATTTCCTCTTTGCTAATTGTGTCTTCTACTAAGTGAATACCACTCATATGTTTTTTTGACTCCCACACCAAAAGATGTAAATCTATAGTTCTTTCCCAAAAGTTTTTTAACTTTAAAGTTAGAGCCATCTTTTCTAAACTGTCCGTCTAATCTATTATTGAATCTAAAGTTAACATGTTCATTGATAGATTTTGATAACATATTGCATGACTCTAGAATGCTTAAGTTTTCATCCGGAGCGACAATAATTGGAACATCAGTATTGTGATGTGCTAATAACTTTGGAATAATGACAGCCATATCTTCAACAAAAAGATGCTGTCTTTTTGGCATTCCAGTTCCCCACATTTCAACTTCATTTGTTTGTCTATCTCTCTCATATATTTTTCTTACTAATGCAGCAACAAAATGAGATGTTTCTAAATCAAAATTATCTTCCGGCCCGTACAAGTTTGATGGGCAAAATGTACTATAATTTCTATTATATTGGTTTCTATAGGCACATGTTTGAACATGAAGTGCTCTCTTTGCATAACCATATGAAAAATTAGTAATTGGTGGGGGTCCATTAAAAAATAAGTTCTCATCGAAAGGATAAGATTCAATCTTATCTGGAAAAGCACATGTGCTTAGTGATGATATGACTCTTTCAACATTACATAGATGAGCCGCTCTTATAACATTTGTATTCATCATTATGTTTTTATCAAAGAAAACAGCTTGATTTTCCTGATTGGCTTTGATTCCACCCACACAAGCTGCTAAATGAACTATTGCATCAGGTTTGACAAAAGAAAAAAACTTAAATGTTTCTTCAAAGCTAGTTAGATCACAAACTTCGGAGTTGGCATATATCCAATCAGGTTGAATTTTTTGAAGATGCTTTCCTAAAAATCCGGTTCCACCTGTGACTAAAACTTTTTTATACTTGTCTAGACTCACTTTGCCTTCTCACTGTTGGTCTAAAGACTTCATACAATCAATAATATTCTTAGACCAAGCATCCCTACTGTACTGTTGTACTTCTTCTCTAGCAGAGATTCCTATCTTTTCTCTTTCGTCTGAGTGCTTTAGATAAAAATCAATCTTATTTCGAAGGTCATCTACGTTCTTAAAGATTACAAGATGTTTATTGTCCTGAAAAAGTTCTGATCTTCCTACCCAGTCATCACTTAAAAGGAATCCTCCGGCAGCCATGATCTTGTAGACTCGATCTGACGCTCCCTCTTCTGTACAAAAATTAAGATTAATTTTACTTCTACTTACTATTTCAGAATGAGATTTTCCAAAAGCATTAGTGAATACTGAGACCGGCTTATCCAGACGACTTAATTTTTCTTCTCTATCTCCGTACATACTTCCAATAAAAGATACATCAATATCTTTGGATAGATCTCTCGGTATTTCTAAATCAGCATCAAATCCATCAGGGACTCTAAAACTGTTCTTATTAAATTTCAATGCATGATCTTTGACGTTCTCTTTGTCACAGCAAAAAAAGTCAGATATTACAGTCATGTCCACAAACTCTTGTCTATCCGTATATGCCCATAGAGAATCTGGAAACCAGTAACAAACTTTAGTTGCTTTCTTGCATTCTAAAAAAACATTAAGCGAGATATCAGAAGCTTTTGCAAGTATCATCAAATCAGGTTCTAGATTTTTACATGTCTGAATCAGCTCTTTATCTCTAGACTCATGACTTCCTAAACTAGCTTTCCTAACTCTATAGTTGTAGCATATTACTTCATGACCTAGCTTTGCTAGGCCTCTTGCTTGTGAAGTATTGGACGATATTCCTTCATTGTCAAATACGGCTACAAATAAAATTTTCATTAGTCGTTTTTACTTGATAAAATAGAGGAAAAGTATCTATAGCAAGAGTTGATACCTTTTTCAAAAGTATATTGTGGTGAATACCCAGACATCGTCTTAACTTTTGTTATGTTAGGACAACGGCGTCGAGGCTCCTGATTTGGGTATTCATCTGGATACGGCATTAACACCGGTTTTGAATTTTCCGGATTTATAATTCCATATGCTTTTTTTGCAATATGAAGAGCTGAAAGCTCTTCGTCATCGGATCCCACATTATAAATTTCTCCATACTTTTCTGAAAGTAAGATTTGAAAAATATAGACCAATGCGTCTGCTACATAACAGTACGTTCTTGTTTGTTCTCCATTGCCATATACAGAAAAGTCTCTACCTTCGATCATGGACTTACAAATATTTGGGACTATTCTACCGTCATTAATATCCATTAGAGGACCATATACGTTAAAGGGTCTTAAGACATTTACTGGGGCAGAATAACAATCATGATACACATAGCTTAAAGTCTCCAAAACATTCTTTCCAATATCATAACAGCTTCTATTGCCGAATGTTGTTACAGTCCCTATGTAATCTTCAGTCGTAGGTATTTTATCAGCTGATGGTGTCCCATAAACTTCGCTTGAAGAAAACATAATGATAGACTTGGTTTTTCTTAACATACCAATGTCGAATACGTTCTTGGTTCCGATATAAGAAACATCTAAAGTTTTCAAAGGTGACTTTAAATACTTTTTGGGAGACGCGATCCCCGCGCAATTAATAATATAGTGAAGCTGTCCTTCAGGAACCACACTATCCAGAGGAGAGCATATGTCATGATCTAGATAATCTACCTCTATAACTTCTATCCTATCACTTGATGAAAATTTTGTAGTATTTAAGTGGTTTAGAAATTGAACAATTGTTCTTCCCAAAAACCCTTGCGATCCTGTTATTAAAACACGTGTTCCTTTAAGAAGATCTATTTTTGATTTTAAGCTATTGAAAATATGTTCACTGTCTTCATTCAAGATAACTTGTGCATTTTCATTCATATTCTATTCCCCTTTATTTCCGTACAAGATTTTATAGTCTAAATGTGCCTGCTCTAATTTATTGGTGGCACCGCAATCTTTATCAAAAACGCCGCCGCCGGCATAATGAATAATTTGAGACTCAAATCTATTTGGGCTTCCATTCCACTCTTCAGAAAACATGGTCATATGATTTAGTTGATAGGGGAGAGGAAACACCTTATGCCCCTGTCTTTTAATCTGGTAACCTATGTGAACATCGTCTGTTCCCCAGTCGGTGAAGTATTGTCCATCGATCTTTTGAAAGATATCCCGATGGCACTTAGAAGTTACAAAAACTCCTGTATTAATATACCCTTCTTCCCATCCGATCCATCCAAATTGTTTTTGGGCATTAACCATACATTGTTGACGATACACCTTTCTAGTTCCCTTGTCTTCGTAGACAGTACCAATACTATCTTCTGGCACAAAATCAAAAAGATTCAGACAGTTTGGTGTTAACAAAATATCACTATCAAATTGAATGATTCGATCGTATACTTCATGAAGATCATAATGCTTCATAATTCTAAAGTGCCAAAGACCGTCGCCAATACCAGACAAAGCGTCAGTGCAATTTAGTGATTCGTCCAGGACTAAAAAGTCTGCTCCTACTTTTTGGGCATATTCCTTAAAGACTGGATGAGTTAGATCTGCCCATCCTTTGACTGTATCATCAGCTCTAGTGGTTATTAATAGTTTCATTTTTCCTCCTGTTCAAAGTATCCTAATTTTTCTAACTTTGTCATTGTTTCTTCCCAGCTGTTCTCAAATCTAACAGCCTTGTCATCAATATAAAATTTTGCGCGAGGCTTTTCCGACGTAACTTTGCTAACATACTGTGATATGTTATTTTCTTCGAGCCATTTCCATACTAGTGCTGTACCTGTTTTACCGTTAACCAATCCCCTGTCACTTCTAGCCTTACAGGTGTAAACTATCACGGTATACATCTCGGATAACTTCTGCAAGGCTTCAGCTGCCCCTGGTACCACTCCATCATAAATTGTCCCGTCATAATATCCTTTTGAGCATTTGTGAATAACGCCATCGAAGTCGATGCCGATTTGATAAGTTTCGTCATCATTAGAGTGAAGACGAGGTCCCGCGGGTTGTTCATTCGGAGCGGTCTTTATCATTGGTGATTCGAACCCTGAAGTGTTCATTAATCGATGAAAAAGCATGA